GGCCGGCCGAGACATGGTCGTCACCGAGAATCTGCAACACCCGTCGCCGCCCCACGTAGGTGTAGTAGGCCCAGATGTCAACGGAACCTTCTACCAGATCCCGCATCCGCTTGTGCATCGTCGGCATCATGCGGTCGTACTCTTTGCCGTCGCGTGTCTCTACTTTCTGCTCCTGCGCATGCGAGATGAAGATCACACCTTTGCCGAGATTCAACAGCGCGCCGAACTCGCGCTCGAACTCCTTTCGATTCTCACGCCAGCCCTTGCCCCAGTCCTCCTCGGCGAGATCTTGGATCATCAACTTCTCGCACGTGTAGTCCTCGCACATCGGGTAGAGCTTGTCGACGATGTCCACGACCACCGTATCGAAGCGCGTATCGCTTTTCAACGCACGGATGGCGCGTCGGAATTTCCGCCAGTCATCAATGACCACCGGATACAACCGCAACGCCTTGCCGCCTGGTTCGGTGAAGAGGTGAATCGCTTCGCCAAACAATGCCGTGAGCGTAGTCTTGCCGATCTTCTTCTCGCCGAAGATCAGCCATGTGTAGGCACCCAACGCCCCTTCGGGTTCAGATCGTTCCGTGGGCAGACGAAATTTCTCCTCCGTTACTTTCGCCACCTTGCCTTTCTTCTTTCCGATTCTGAATTCACCCTTTTCCTTCTTGACCACCGCCATTGCTCCTCCTCATTATTTCCAATCGCCGTTCGAATTCTTCTTTCGAGACCGACTCACCGTTTATTCGGAACCAACGAAGCCCTGGAATGTGTTGTGTGCAGTCGTCCGGTTTGTAACCCGGCTTGACATGCGCGCTGCACTCACGACATTCAAGATGCCCGACGTCGTGCGGCTCATCGTCGTCCTCCCAATACTCCTCTCCGTCTTTGACCCAGATCAGCGTGGGTGTTTCGAATCGCGCTTCCGGACGATAGGTCGCAGCTGGTTGACCGTTTACATACCAACGATGTTCGTGACCCTTCGCGTCGACGAAGCGCCAAGCAGTGTCGGGCCGACGCAGACTAGTCACTTCAATCAGATCGCACCCGGTTGCGAATTCAGTGTCGTTGATCTTCATATCAATCGGCATCCTTCTTCCGATACACGGAACACCGACCATCCAAGTTCTTTAAGACATTGATCTCGCATTCGATCGCGAATGATTTGTAATGGTTTCAGATGCGACTGCCCGTCGACTTCAATCGCTAACTTCATCTCTGGGTATGCGAGATCGACATAGAAGGTTCTTGGAAGTCCAAATTTCTTGTGGCCGTCTAAGCCACAGCCAATCGAGTACTCCAGTTTCCATCCACGACCTAGAACTTTATGAAGTCGTAACGCTCCCTTCGAAGGCTTCCAACGATTATTCTTCATCGCGGCTGTCCAACGTGCACGCGATACAGGATCCGCCCATCTACGTTTCGAAGCTTTCGAACGTGCGATGGATTGACGGCGACGATATTCCGGATCGCGCCATTTCAATTTCCAAGCTTCACTTTTGTTTAGTCGCACGAGCATTCTCAATTATCTTTTGCCAAGGAAACGATACAACTATCTTGGACATATATTCAGGGTAGTCACGCGACAGTGCCACAATGGACTGGCCCATCATCAACGAACGACCAGCTCCACTATAGCCGCCGCTCTGTCGTGTCGCTTTGATGTAAGGCGCTTCCATACACACCACCCAACTCGACACGCCAAGACGAAGTGCTGCAAAGGAAACGAACCGGTCGTCCATACGTCCACCGTCAGGAGGGTACGCCATCCGAGAATAGATTGAGTGCGGTATGGCCCAGAAGATCGCGCCCCATTTTTCGTAAAAGTGAAGTCCGCCATGTCTCACCGCCTTCTTAATTTTGCCCGCATCAAAGTGTGGTGCGGTCCCGTGGAAACCGGACACGATACACGGCTGCGTAGGATACACAAATGATGCGCGGATAAGGTTCTGCAAACTCTCCTCGGTGAACCGGCAGTTGTCGTCCGTGGGTATGTAGCGGTGGTAGCCGACCGCCGTCGCACTCGCTCGAAGTTTTTCTCGGGCGACACACCCAGACGCCGTCGGGTTCGCGAAAGAGATCCATTGTATGTGACTGAAGTCCTTCCGCACCGGTCGATATAACTTCCACTGGTCCTCCTGCACACCGATGTAGGTATTCGGTCGGTCCAAAAACGGTTGCTTCTCCAAAGTCTTTCGCAGTACATCCGGTCGACTCTTCGATGGAATCAATACGGCGTACCGTCGTGTGAGTATCTTCATTTCTGTCTCGTCTTCTTGTCTACAAACCACACGGTGCTCCTCGGAAGCAACTTCTGCACACGAAAACCGAACTCCCCTCGTACTGTATCGGTCACACCCATCAATACGGCTTCGCGTGACGACGGAGCGTAATCGTGGCCAGCCATCCATCCACCCAATCGGATACGTGGCCACCACGTCCGGATGTCGAGTCGCACCGCCTTTGGGTCATGGTCGGCGTCTACGAACACGGCATCAACGTTAGTCGGAATACGTTGCGCACGAGCGGCTTGAACCGTGGTCATTCGACAGATGGTGACACAATCCGTCAACTCAAACTCATCCAGATTTCGAATCAGTCGACGTTCGATCTTCGAATCCGGCAACCCACATTTATACGTGCCCTTATGTTCTGGCACACCGACAAACGTATCCACAAGGAATACCCGTAGACGTTTTTCGTGCACGATCTTGGCGACCGAACAAATCGACCGACCGTAGAACGTACCGAGCTCTACCAGAATGCCGTGCATTGGTAGTCGGTCCACCAAGATGCGGTAGCTCCCGACATCGCCCGGCGAGAAGTAACCCTCCGGTAGTTTAGAACGGGATGTCGTCATCTTGTGCTTTCTTTGCGATGGCGTAAAATTTTGCGTACGGCCAGATCATGCGCACATGCGACATGTACTCTGGATAGAGTGCACCGAGACGTATCCACGCCAGTCCGATCTTGGTAGCACGCGAACGTGGATCACCTTGGCCCCCGGGTTGGAAACGTTTCTTCTTGAACGGCGCGTCCATGCACACCACGAACTTCGTGTGCCCTTTCTTTAAGCACGCGAGCGCGATGCTGTGGTCTTCCATGCACCCGACCGCACGAAGGTTGTTCAACGTCTCCAGATACTTGACTCTGGAGTAGAGCGAATGCGGGAAGCACCAGAACATCATACCGATCTTCTTGTAGAACCGTAACCCACCGCGAGTGAACCCACTCTTCTTTACGTAGGCCTCGTCGAAGCGTGACGGTTTTGCGTTCATACTGGTAGAGCCCTGCATACCGCCCACGACGGTCGGCTGCTTAAACGACAACGACGCACGCACCAGATTGGTCAGACTGGCTTCGGTGTAATACGTGTTATCGTCTGCGCACACGTAGCAACGAAACGTATCGAGCGAAGTGACGTGAGCGCGCAACTGTTCTCGGGCTACGACAGTCGACCCACCCGGATTGTCATATCGAATGTAAGTGATCGATGGAAAGTCTCGACGCACGAGTCGATACGCTCCCCACTCATCGTTTTGTAATCCCACGAATGTGCTACGGCGATCCAGAAACCGTTGCGCAGTCAGTGTGGCGTGCAATACACCTGGCCGACCGGCTGACGGAATCAGCACACACGCAATCGCTTCGTCGTGTCGTGTCCGTATCTTCATCTACGACTCCTGGAAGGGGAGGACGTCGTGGGCACGTCCTCCCTCCGGTTACTTTTTGCCGCCGAGATCGCGCTTGGTGACCAAACGATTCTTCTTCACCACCAAGCGGTCCATCTGCCGATCGAGTTTGTCGATCCGCTTCTGAAGCTTCTTCACTCGCTTGGCTTCCTTCTTCGCTGCGGCCTTCTGCTGCGACGACTGCTTGACCGCTTTGGCTACGGCTTTCTTCGTCGTCTTCTTCATCTTACCCTTCTTCGCTTTCTTTGCCATGGTGGTTAGATCATCTCGTGCGGATACGTGCCGTTGGTTGGTATCCAGACAACAGGTCCGCCTGCCATACTGTCTGGATGGAGAACCCAGAATGGATTCTGCTCCGGCCGATGTTGCCGAGGGAGGATATCCTTCGCAACGTATTTGTGAATCGAATTCATGCGCGTGATGGCGAGCCCATTGGCGTATCGTCCATCACGTTCGCAAACTTCACAAATGGTAACGTCATTGGACTCCGGATGTAGATGGTGGTTGGCTTTCGTATGCCCGCATTCTGCGCAGTATTCAAATGGGTTCGGCCACTTGCCGTCGGCCGGCCATGACTCGAGACCGGCGAACCGGGCGGTCTTGGCTTTGTCGGAATGCGACCCAAGATACTTCGACAACAGTGGCGGACATTTCATCTTGACTTCGCGTAGCATCAACTGCGCCACACAGTTGTGTTCCCAGTCCATGATATGCTCCAGCCGATTGGCGAGCATACCGGACAGTGCGAGGTAGTTGTACTGGTCGTGGATGTAGGTCTGCATACCCATGAACAGTACCCGACGCGCGTCTTGCCATGGGATGCCGGCATCGACCA